GCCGTGTAGTAGCGCGTCTCCGTCGCGGTGCCGAAGCCTTGCTTGCGGTCGGTGTAGAGGTCAATCAGTGCGTCGGTTGCATCGAGCACCGACTGCAGCGCGGTGTCATCGGTGACGTCGGCAGTGCCGATTCCGATGGCGCTCTTGAACTCTGCGAGTGTTGCGTATGACATCTAGATGCCTCCGACTTGTAGGACGCTGACCACGGCGCCAGCATTGTCTGCGACAGCATACAACTGCACCCTCTCAGGGATGTGAATGGTGATGTGCGTGTTCTTGTGCAGCTCAAACCCGTTGGACGTGGTTACGTTGGCGCCGCCAATGAACACCGTCTGATTGCCGGCTGCGGTGTCGTACAGGTGGAACTCAGAGCCAGTGACTAGGCCCTCGCCGAGAGGGGTCGCAGCCGTGCCGACCGTGACCTGCCTGCTGCTCAACTTCTGTTCGCTCACTCGCTTTCCCCATTCTCCCGCTCTCTGAGCGGGGTTCGCTTGATTGTGGCTGTATTCCCCCACCTGACCACGATGGCGCGCTCTACGAGGCTGGGATGTGCCTCTACGTTGATTTTAGCAGCGCCCTTGCGCCCCAGTTTCTTCAGTCTCTTCCAGATGTTCATTTCCCCTCCTGATGCGAGTGGGGTGCCGAGCCGAAGCCCGACACCCCACCGCTCAACCTAGTCGCCTACTGATTAGGAAACGTTGGCTGACTTGTACGACTTGACTGCGTTTGCCTGAGCAAGACCAGTCGCGCCGCGCACTTCTACCTTGTAGGAGATCAGGCCGAGGTTCCACGCGAACTCGCGGGAAACTTCAACTCGCACGCCGCCCACGAGAGCGGTGTAGATCTGCCCAAGATCACCGAAGAGGATCGCCCCTGCGGTGTCGTCCGTCAGGTCAATAAGCGCTGCGCTGTAGATCGGAGCTCCGAGGAGTCGATCAGGAGCGTTGCTATCACCTGGTCGGAAGATCGGCTGTCCAGCCGTGTCAACGAGACCAGTCACAACGCCGAGCGTTGTGTCGTTCATCAACCAACCCGCCTTTGGAGCGCGTCGGTAAGCCTGATTGACGGATGCCTTGAGCTTCGCAAGGTCAGTGAAGGTTGGGTTGACGGAGACCGTTCCCGAACCAGTTGCACCAACGTTTGCGGCAGCGCCAACAGCGGTACCAGCGAAGGCACCGTGAGCAACTGCAACTTCAGCGCCGCACTTCTCGGCGATCATCGCGCTGAGGTCAAACGCAGCGTCTTCGCTGAGCTCTTCCGTCACCTGAATGATCGTCGCGTACTTCACTGGAGTGAGCGAGAGCGCCGACAGCGTTCCGTCCGACTCGCCAATCGTGCCAGCCTCAGCAACCGATCCAGCCGTTCCAAGAGCCGTGACTCGTGGGAACTGGATGTTGTTGCCGGTGCTCGTGCGAACGACCGTGATGATCGCTGGGTCAATGAATGGGTTGAACTGTGCCGCAACAACGTTCACGCGGTCAGCAATGGTGACTGGGTTGCCCAAGCCAGTTGCTCGTGAAACATCGCGGTACTCGAACGTCTGCGCGCCGCCTGTGCGGGCGAGTGCGCGGAGTTCGTCGTTTGAGCCTTCGCTCTTCTCAACCTTCGGAGCGATCACCTGAGCGAACTCAGCGCGGGCTGAATCAGCGGCTGAACGAGCCTCTGACGCATCCTTCTCCGAACGAATCGCGGCCGCAACCGTTGCAGCCTCTGATGTGAGCTTCTCAAAGCGAGCCTGTGACTCGCCCTCAAGCGCCTCGCCCTTCTCGGCAAGGTCAGTCACGATGGACTGAGCCTCGGTCAAGAGGGAAGCACGCTTCTCGTGTAGCTTCCTTACGTCTGACATTTCTGTCTCCTTTGTCTTCATTGGTTTCCACAATGGTGCGGCTCACCTAGCGGGATTGTCTAGCGTGGGCTTGCGTACTTAGCGCAGCGGGACGCCGACCTCGTGGCTTTTAGAGCGATTCCGATTCCATCTCGGCGAGCAGCAACTTGGCGCGAGCGATGGACGAATCCAACCCTGTGCGCTTCGGAGCCAACTTCTCCGTGACGGTCTCGATCACCTCGACATCCGCCTCGGTCAGCGGGGTCGCTGACTTCAGGGACTCGATGGCTGTGATAAGCCGGTCGCCGTCTACGCCCATTCGGGACGCGACCTTGCGAACGGAGGTAAGACCCAGCGTCGCTGGGTATGCGGGAGTCTGTCCTGCAGAGAGGACGCTCACCTCAAAGAGATTGACTTCGCGCAACGTGCGGAGATCGTCGTTCCACTCGTCGCCGTTCTTTGGGATCGTGAAGCCGAACGACATTCCCATTGCAACAGCCTCGTATGTCAACTTGGAGATCACGCCAGCGGCGTCTGGATCGGCTGGGTCAAGGCGAGCCTCAACCTTCAAGCCGCGCTCGTCCTCAGTCAGCGCGAGTCGGCCGCTTGCAGTCGTTGCAAGTGCGCGAGTCTCGTCGTGACCGAACAGGAATGAGACGATCTTCTTGCCATCGGCGACGCGGCTCAGCGTGCGTCGGAACGCACCTGGCGCAATCACTTCGGTGAATGGCAGCCCAGAGGACGGTGCGCCAAAGAGCGCGGCGTAGCCGGTGAAGGTCTTCTGACCATCTTCGCCTTCTGTCACGGTGAACTCGCCCATCGGCAGAGCGCGTGTCTCAAGTTCCTTCACGTCAAACCTCTCTTCAGTCTCTAGCGGCGCGAGGACGCCATCTGCCCATTCTAGGACGCGCTGCGTGCCATTCTCTGCTGTGGGATCAACGCCCCACAGATAGGCGGCCACGGCTCCGTGTCCTGGCCAGTCTGGATGGTCGGGATCGTTGTTGCGAGGTACGCCTTCCCAGTCGCCACGGTGTCGCAGAATCCACGCGCGCATCCGCGTCACCTTGTCATCCTCGACTTGTCCAGCGCGCAGCTGACGCGCCTCTTCAATGGTCTGGTCGGTGAGTCCGTCACCAGCGAAGCCGTTGCGTTCGTAGGTCAGACCCTTCTCGGCTGCCTCTTGAATGTATTGCGGCACGTCAATCAGGACGCGCACTTGGTCATCTTCCTCGCCGCCATCGTCAGGCTGCCAGGCGTTGCAGTAGTAGGCGCCACTCACGTAGTCATCCCACTTCTCGCAGTACGCCTTGTCGCCTTCAATCTTTGCTTCGTTGTAGAAGACGCAGTTGCCGCAGGCGCGGCCTTCTGGCACGTCAGGCGAGAGTGCAGGTCGGTAGTTATCTGGCAGGACGCGCGCGGCTGAATACTCGCCGCCTGGCTCAATGCCTTCGCCGAGTGAGACGGCAACCATCTGCGCGAGCGCATCTTCTTTGCTGTCGTGGCAGCCGATGACCTCGCCGTCCTCCTTGACGGTCGCCCAGCCGTTGCAGTCTGGCGACTGGTCGGTGACGAAGTACGGCATTACTCGGTCGGCTCCGTGTCGCCAAGCGTGCCGATGTTGAGCGGCTTCCAGAAGTCTGCGCCGCCGTCCACCGGCGAGCGATCTTCAAGTGCGCGCACTTCGTTGACGGACAGGAAGCCATTGTTGAGTGCGGTGGAGTAGGCGTTGTATCGCTCCTGCGTGGTGGCGCGCAGCAAGCCGTCAAGCGTGAACTTCAAGAAGGTCTGCTCGGCTCCTGGCACGATGCGCTGGAAGGACGCCTCAAGGCGCGCGATCATTGGTCCGAGTCCGAGTCGCAGCCACTCAATCCCGATCAACTCGACCGATGCATACGAGGTGTTGCCGCCTGGATACTGAAGCAGATGGAGCGGCACGCCGTAGATGCGAGCGATGGCTTCCACGCCATAGTGCATCGTCTCCACGAGCTGCAAGTCGCTGATCTTTGCGCCGAGCTGCAGATAGTCAGCGCCGCCAGTTAGCACGGCCACGCGCCACGCCTTGTCCACGCCACCGTGTCGGCGACCGAACCCAGTGCGAAGTGCCTCTGCCTGATCCTGCGTTAGTTCGCCTGGAACCTTGATCAGACCACCGACGCTTGCGTTGTTCTCGTAGAACTTCGCGCTGAAGATTTGCGTCGCGCTTGCAAGTCCGAGCGTCACCTTGTGATGCTCGATCGGTGACAGCCCGCGATGGTTCTCGCCAGTGGCGAAGAGCGGGATGTGAATGATCTCTGCGGTTGTCAGCGTGATCGCGCCTTCGGTGGTCTCGATGTGATACATCGGCTCGCCGAACTCGCCGCTCCTGATCTCCACCTTCTGCGGATCAAGGACGCGGGTCTCGATCACATTGTCGGATGAGTCGCGCAAGCAAAGGATGAAGGCGTTGCCGTCTAGCAGCAGCGAGGTCACGACGCGATGCTTGAACTCAAAGGATGTGAAGTTCGGATTGTTTGGGATCGGCGTGTCCATCCATCGCGGACGCGGGCGATAAGGTCGGCGCGTTCCGTCAATGCGGATGTAGGTGTCCCACGGAAGTCCAGCGATGGTGTCGGCGTAGAGCTTGACGGCGGCATAGACCGCGCCGATGCTCGTCGCGTTTTCTTGGTTCACTAGCACACCGGCTGCGCCGCTCTGTGCCTCCTGCACAACCCACTGGCCGCCGATGAATCGTTCCTCTTGTGGCTGTTGGCGTCCGAGGACGCGATCAAGGATTCCCATTCGTCTCCCTACAACTCAATGTATTTGACTTCAGCCTTCGGCTTTGGCGCTGGTGCATTGCCAAGTGTACCCGCTCGGCTGTGTGCCATTAGCGCAGCGACCAGTAGGTCAATGCGCTTGAGCGAGGTCTTGGACTCTTTCCGAATCATAAGCCCATTGCGAGAGTAGTACGGCGTCGCGTTTGCGGCGTGTCTGGCGAGGCTTGGGTCCCCATTGTGCTTCACCCTGCCATTGACCACGGCATCATAGAAGGCTGCGGTGGCTGGCACCATACGGCTCGGAGTCTGTGGGAACTCAACGACAGGCAACCCCATTTGCTGCCACGCCTCCATTGACCGCTGCCAGCGGAATGGGTCGCAGACAATCTCGCGCACATTGAACGCCTTGCAGATGTCCAGCATCTTTGCCTCAACCTCCTCCACCGGCACGCGCCAGTTGAGTTCTGCATCGAGCGGTCGCTCCCAGTGTCCGAGCACGAAGAACGCCTTGTCTGCCACGCGGCACGCGACGATGGCCGTGGAGTCGTTGCTGAACGAGCCGTCAAAGCCCAGCACAATCTCGTCCTCCTTGTTCAGCGCGATCTGGTCATCCTTGCAGGCGTCCCACGTTGCAGTCGGCAGGAAGGCTTGTGAGCTGCTGACCCATTGGTTTAGGCGCTTGGTTCTGAACTCCGCCTCTGGCGTTCGCTTCTTGGCAGAGAGCAAGTCATCAAGCGACAGGATGGCGGGATCGCTGAGCAGTCCAGGGTTGGCTTCGCCCCACTTGGTCTCGTCAAGGTAGGCATCGTCAGCGGCTTCCCACCACGCCATTCCGAGCGTCGGGTCGTCGTTCTCTCCAGCGATGCGGCGACGCGCCAACTGGTAGAGCGTGTAGGCGATGGAGTCTGAGCCGGTGGAGTCCATCCGCTGACCTGCGGTCGTGATCGCCACGAAGAGCGGCGAGCGCCGTGCGCCCATTGAGAGCGAGAGCACGTCAAAGAGTTCGCGGGACGGCCACGCCGCCAGCTCGTCAGCGATGACCAGCGAGGCGCTGAGTCCCTCCTTCGTAAAAGCCTCCGAACTCAACGCCTTGTAGACGGTGCCAGTTCCCTTGAACTCCATCGCATCGCGGTAGACCTTGATCTGGGCGCCCAGTTCTGGACTCATCTCAACGGCTCGTCTTGCGTGGCTCATCACGAGCTTCGCCTGATCGCGGTCAGCGGCTGCCGAATAGATCTCGCCGCCTCGGTCGCCATAGAGTCCGAAGAAGAGTGGCAGGGTAGAGGCGAGCGCGGTCTTGCCGTTCTTGCGTGCGATGCCTGTCAGGAAGAAGCGGTGCGTGAAGGTGTCGTCTGCCTTGCGTGCCAGCATCCTGCGGAGCAGTCGCCTCTGCCAGATGCGGAACTGAAGCGGCTCGCCAGAGGCGCCAGCGATGGAGTCTTTGGCGATGGGTACGAGGTCCTCGGCAAAGTCGGCAACGATGTCGCCCAGGCTGCGGCTCAGGTCAGCCGATGCGACAGGGGTCAGCCAGCGCGGTGGCCACCCTTCGCTGCTAGGCGTTCCCGATACTTGTCCACCTTGCTCTGGCTCTCGACCATTGCGATCCCCAGTTTGGCTCGGTCGGATGGCGTCAGTCCGAGGTGATTCATCCACTTGCGAATACTCTCCTCTGCGCTTGTCCTCATCCCAACTGCGGGGTGTGCGTAAGCATAGCCCTTGTCCGTGTAGAGCACTGGACCCTCGACTTGAATGCGTGCCTCAAGACCTGCAAGGAACTCGATGTCTTTGACCAGCATCGTGAGCGCGTCGCGGTCCGAGACGGCGATCCACGCGCCGGCGTATTCAACGATGCGCTGCCACGCCTCGCTTGCGATTGGTCCCAAACCGTCAGGCACACCCAGTTCGGACGCACGAGGCAGGCTGTTCTGAAGCTGCACAACGACGGCCCGACTCGGCTTCAGCGTGCCGCGTCTGGCTTTGATTTCGTTTGGCGTGCGTGGTGGTCCTGACATAAATCCCCCCTAGCCTAACCTGACCGCGCCTGCGCAGCAC